CGATTGGCAGAGCAATGGCATCTCTTGGTATTGGAGTGGAATCTTCCTACGCAAGTTATGATGAAGTCATGATTGCTAAGTCTAAGGAAGCGAGACCATCAAAGGAGCAGACTGAGGAGGAAATTAAATATGTCGGAAATGAAATAACTGACCAGCACTCTACTCCACAAGGTTGGCTTGAGGAAAACGATCCTGTTGCCGTGCAAGAGGAGAAAACTAATTGGCGGGACACTATTTGTCCGTTCCCTAAGCATAAGGGTAAAACCTTGGGTCAGGTAGAATCGGAAGATCCAAATTACTTAAATTGGATTCTCGGGCTAGATGACATCAAGTCTGACGAAATTAAAAATGCTGTGGAACAGGCATTGAAGGAGAAGTCTGATAATGGGAAACAAGGATTTAAGCGAGTCGCCTGAGGAACGAGGAGATGCACCCAGCGCTTCCAAGATTTCAGCAATTGCAAAGTGCCGAGGATTTCACCAAGCAAACCAAATATTCCCATGGTATGGAGAAAGGGATGCAGCAAATGAAGGAACTATTCGGCATAAGCATGAAGAAGATCAAACCCCTCTTGATGAGATTCTTGATCCTGATCAGCGATTTTGTGCAGATCGTTGCCGTAAAGCTCTCACATGGTGCCGAGATGACCTCGGATTACTTGAGAACCAAACTAAAATCGAGCGAGAAGTAAGATTGTGGTGGGACGACAAATGGTCTGGGCAGTTAGACTACTTGGAAACTTGGAGTAAATTGGTTGATGGTAAACTTACTGAATTTGCATTCGTAGCAGATTATAAAACCCTTAGAGGTGACCATGATCCTGCTCCTGATAATATTCAGTTATTAGCTCAAGCTGTACTTGTTCAGAAAAATTACCCCAATGTCCACGAGGTATTTGTGGCATTGATCGAGCCTTTCCAAGACCCGATATACACTACTGCTAGCTATTCTGCCGATCATCTTAGGGGTAGAGGTGATTGGATTTGTGGGATGGTTGACGAAGCAACAGGTGATAATCCGTCTCGGACGGCGGGACCGTCGCAGTGCAAATGGTGCTCGGCGGTTCCGTTTTGTCCCGAGGTAAGAAATAAAATTATGGAGATTTTGTACACTACGAAATTGATGAGGACTTTTCCTCATTAAAATAAAATTATGGAGATAGTAAAATGAGTGATCACATAAAACAGCTAGAAGCTATTGGCAAAAAACTAGAGGAATCTAGGAGGAAATTATTAGAATTAGAGAAGAAGGGTGTGGATATAAAAGCACCAAAACATATTCGGAAATTTTTAGATAAAGGTAAAAAATGAAGTGGTTGGAAGATGGTAAATTGGCGGAAGCAATGCAGTTAGTGCCATTGTGTGAAGCATTCGTAAAAGCAACAAAGTCGGCAGTTAAAGCAAAGTTGCAAGAAGACCCTGAGTCTGTGCCAGGATACAAACTTCGTGATGGTGGAAAAATGACCACTTACGAGGCAAAGGAAGTGGCTAAGATCGTAATGGAGTCAAATGTTCTTGGGTGGGATGACTTGCTAGAGCATATGAAGTTTTCACTAACTCCATTTATTTCTACTTGGGCGGATCATACTGGAATGACCAAGGCAGAAGCTAAGAAGGATTTAAGTGAGCGTCTCAAGGACATAGCCGAAACTAGACCAAAGTCTGCATCTATCGTTAAAGCGAAATAGATGGAGCCCGGAGAAAAAATAACAATATGCGTCAAGAAGAGAACCCCTTCATTGAACACGATGTTAGGGATGAACAGATGGCAACTACTCAAGGAGAAGCGATCTATGACACTAGAATGCCTAACCGCCACAGAGTACGCATTGTCTCAAAACGGGTACGCCTCTGCGACCCCGATAACTTGGTTGGGGGCGTCAAGCATCTCGTTGATTTCCTCCGCGATGCAAAAATTATACCTGAAGATGACCCGAAAAGCATCACGCTCGAAGTCAGCCAAGAAAAGGTCTCCTCGTACAAAAACGAAGAAACATGGGTGGAGGTATCCAGATGAGCGATAAAAGCTATCCTAGCTCCTACAGACTCAACGAAACAGCATTTCTCAGATTAGAGACATTCTGCGAGTTGACAGGTATGAAAAAATCAGAGGTCGTAAAAGCGGCAATCGCTCAATTTATTGCACCAACTTTGGGAACTGCAAATGTAGTGCAGATGAACTACAATCCTCACGCGCGTACGCGTCTTACTAATATAGATTTATCTAAAGATAAATCGCGTTGTAGTACAACGCAGGAAAAAAAGGATGCAGTTCAGAAGTGGTTCAAAGCATTTTGGAATATCTGTGAGAATAGACAATTTGCCGAGCGAGTGAATTTTACGATTTCTGAAAAATGGGAAATTCTAAAGGACAAGTGCCCCGAGGAGTGTGCAGAGAAATACAACGAGTACTGCAACACTGAGGCAATGCGTGGCCGAGAGTACAAGCACCCAAACTCTTGGATAACGCATGGTGGATATGATAACGAAACAAAAACCAATGATGGAGGATTGGCATACGATGTTGAATGAGGTTTATAGCGATTATGATGCGGAGAGAGGATTTATTTCCTGCTCACGAGAGGAAGAGAATGAAATGGCATACGATGTTTGGGCATACGCAATGGAGTGCGGTGTGTCTGAGGATCACTTCACGAACAATGCAATTCGTGAATACTTCGTAGCTTTCAGGGAATCTGATAGGGAAGACAAATATGGAATGTGCGATGCAATGCTTCGCCTTCCGAAAAAATGGAGAGAAGAGAATTTTGAATTTGTTTCCAAAGTTCTCATGTGTTGCGACACTCCCTCTCGTGGTAAGGAGTTCGTGGACCGTTTGGTCAAGGCGCATAAATTTAGATCACTTCAGAGATTGGCTCTTGAGATCACAGACGATGTTGATAATGCAGGCAAGTTGGATGATCCAACAAAACTAGCAGTACGGATCGAAGAGAAGGTTTCTAGGTTGATTGAGCCTGAGACAAAAACATTGGTGTCAGCAAAGGAATTAGCTGAAGCAACCAATGAGGCAATCAAGTTAGAGCGTCAGTCTGGTGGAGCAAGTATTCAGACAAACATTCCTTTCTTGAATAAAATATTGGATGGCGGATTTCGTGCGGGACAAATGGTTGTAATCGCCGCCCGTCCTTCGATTGGTAAAACCACATTCGCAATGAATGTAGCCCACCATGCGGGACACAAGGGGAAGAAGATTTTATTCTTCTCGCTAGAAATGTCTAACGATCAGTTGGGTAAGAAACTTGCCGCAATCGACCAAGGTGTAAACCTTTCAAGATTTGCTGAGAGAAAGGAAACGGAAGAAGATCGCAGACTACTTCAAGCAGGACTTGAGAATATATCTGAGATTCCAATTTGGGTGGATGATGATCCCGGTCAAACAATCTCTAAGATTCGTGCCCAAACCAAAACAATGAACCGCAAGCATGACCTAGATGCGATATTCATTGATTACCTTGGATTACTTGAGCCGGAAGACAAAAGGGATGTGCGTGAGCAACAAGTAGCTCAAATATCAAAATCCTGTAAGAGATTAGCGAAGGAGCTAGGGATTGTAGTTTTCTTAATCTGTCAGCTAAACCGAGACTCCGCAAAATCGGGCGGTGCCCCTGCCCTTCACAACTTGCGTGAATCTGGTCAGATTGAACAGGACGCAGATATTGTTTTGATGCTCCACAGAGAGATGAAGGCGGGCGGTGATTCTCAAACCACAGACATAATGATTCAGAAGAATCGCTTTGGTCCTATTGGGCACACGAAAGATCGTGTAACTTTCGATAGGTTCACCCAAAGGTTTCGTCAGAAAGCGGATCCTCCTAGGCTACACGAGGAGGATAAGTCTATTCCGGTTTATTACGAAAGCACAGGAAGTAGAATATGACTCAGTTAAATTTGTTTTCACCGAAATTTAGGGATGCAATCGAGAGGTCATACTTCTCGGTTGCAACAGTGGCAGAGTACCTGCGGAGAAAAGGTCATACCATTGTTATGCTACCGAATTTAGTTCGGGGAGAAAATGAGTACGACCAAAGGCTTAAATACAGAGATGATGGAGATTTAATGATTAGTTTTCCCATTGAGGTAAAGCATAGCGAAAAACATTCATGGTCGGGCAGAGATGATTTTCCATTTCCACTTGTTCAGGTTATGTCGACCAGGCATTGGGAACAATTAAGGGAAAAGCCTTACTTTACAGTTTTTGTATCAATGGACTACAAATCTGGAATCATCATTCCATCCAATACGAGAGAGTCTTGGGTGGAAAAGGATGTGTACGATATTCGTGGAAATATCGACAAGTTATGGATGTGTCCGGTGGGATTAGTCGATTTCATAAACATGACTGATGTATTCAGTGAAAGCAGCGAAGCTGCTTAAATTTTTTAACCAATAACCAAAAACTAAAAATGCTAGGAGAAATATACGCAAACATCATAGGAACGTCGGTTGCAGAACCAGAAATTAAGGACATCAATGGTAAAAATTTGATGGTACTTAGACTGGCTGTGAATGAGAAAATAGGAGATGGAGAGAGAACATCCTATATCACGGTAAATTCCTGGAGGGAGCAACTGAACAACAAGTTGATGCAGTTGGAACTTAAAGGGAAGAACTTAAAGATTCGTGGACCACTTCATATTGAGGAGTGGGAAAAGGATGGACATAAGTTCCAGAAGCCCGTGGTTACCATGGATAACCTCACATTCCTGGACAAGAAAAATGCTTAGACGTGTTTTTCGATTTGTCTATTTTCTACCCAGACGGGTGCGTCCTTTGTGGCGCACTCTTCTGGTGTGGGGTCGCATGGCTCGGATATTCTCTCGGGCGGGGTTGGAAGCGGTGAGTCGTAAAAACGAGCTAAAGCCAAACAGACCTCAGTTTCCAAAGTATCCATATCGAAGTTGACATTCATTTCTTAGTTACATAAAACATCGTGTAACAGATGGGGACAATACTATTTTTTGTGGTACTAACAGCGTTTTGCGCATGGCTATATGTGGGACTTACAGACGATAATACGCATGAATGATGAAGCGTGGCGGGCCACTAAAAAGGAAGACCCCAATAAGAAGGGTGAGCAAGAAGAGACAAGTGGAAATGAAGGAGTATGGGATCCTGAGAAAGGAATTTTTGGAAAAACTACCTATGTGCGAAGTGTGTATGAAGGCGAAGTCGACTGATGTACATCATAAGCGAGGAAGAGGTAAGTTCTACTTGGACATTGATTCCTGGCTATCTGTTTGTCGATCCTGTCATGACAAGATTCACAGGGAGCCTTCTTGGGCAAGGGATAAAGGTTATTTAGTATGAACTTACTGGGATTAGTCAATCAAGAGAGTGCCGTATATGTGATGAAGAATCACATGTTGCTCTACCCTTCAGACTGGATGCTTGAACCAAAAGTAGTGAGTGCGATCAAAGCAGATAAACCTTTGGTTAAGAAGTGTATTATGGAGGGTGTGCCAAACGACATTACCCCCAATCAACTCAGGGTGCTAGATCATGTAAATCATGTAGGTCATGACATCTACACCATGCCATTGTTTAGTAAGGAGTTTGTGATGATGATCACAGATGAAATTGCTAATATTAAGGCTGAGGAATTATTTGAGGTAAACCCAGATGAAGCTGAAGAAGTACAAATAAAGGAGTTTGTATTAAAGTATAGATGCCCTGGTTGGTATCTATCCATGATGCAACTTTTCATGTCTCATATAAATGTGGTGCTTGGTTCGCTTTACGGAAGA